CGAAGAACAAGAACGCGAGCAGGTTCTCTCGTCTTGCCGGTGTGATGCGCGATGGCAAGGAGCAGAGGCTTGTCGCCATCAATGTGGGCGTCGTGAACTGGGATGCGTTCACGGACTATCTGGAGTCGCAGGATATGCCTCAGGAGTTCTCGCTCCAGAGCATCATCGATTACGATCCTGAGAACGACCCTGACAACCTGATCGGCGACAGATGGATTCGGCGCGGTTCATCGATGCTATTTGTCGGTCAGAGCGGATGCGGCAAAAGCTCGATGGCATTCTATCAAGGACTGAGGTGGGCCATAGGTTCGGATTGGTTCGGATGTCAGCCGGTACGACCGCTCAAGGTGGCCTACGTCCAAGCTGAGAACGACATCGCCGATCAGCATGATGCGCTGAAAGGAGCCGCGCAGATGGTCTTCGGAAGCGATTGGCGGAACGGATTGCGTCGTGCGGACATGCTCTTCTTCAGAGAAGCTGTTCGAACCGGCGTAGAGTTCACGACCATGCTGCGTCGTCTTATTCGAAAAACGAAAGTAGACATTGTCTATATCGACCCTCTGCTCTCCTACATCGGCGGAAATCCATCGGACATCGAGGTCTGTGCGAACTTCACGCGACATCTGCTCCAGCCGATTATGATGGAGACAGGAGTCGTCATCGTGCTGGTTCATCACTTCCCTAAGCCGAAGGGCAAGGACGACAAACCGGAGAGCGTGGCAGACATGGCCTACTCAGGATTCGGATCGTCCGACCTAACGAACTGGGCGAGAGAGGTGATTGTCCTGAAGGAAGTCGGATTCAATCAGCCGCGACGCTTCATGCTCGGAATGGCGAAGCGCGGAGACAGGTCAGGATTGAAGGACAAGAACGGAAACAAAACCGGCTCCATCGTCATTCAACGAGGAGTCGGAACGATATCCTGGGACTACGCTCCACCTGAGCAGTTCGTAGTCGATAAGGCGGCGGCAACCAAGAAGCCGTGGGGCGGACGACCTAGGGGGCGTTAGCTTTCCTTCTCACGCTCAGCGCGGCGACGACCTTTCGCAGCGAGCGATTGGAACTTCGCCTTGCCGAGCTTTTTGCGGCCAATGTACGCCGCCAAAGCGCGAGGCTCTCTCACACCCTTCTTCTCCAGCTTGCCAACCAGCTTCTCGAAACGTCCGCCACCACCAAGTCGCATCTTGTCCATATCAGTTAGAATGAGTTGTTACCGACGAAATTACCATGCTTTGCACGACCACGTTCTAGGCTTCGTAGGATCTTTTGCAGTCGCGCAGTTATGCCGTGCGCGGAAGTTCTTACGACGCTCAGGATTGTCGCGCTTAATCTCCATATTCGGATCGCCGAAGCGAACCTTGATGACGTTGCCGCTGTCGTTCTTAACGTAGACAGCACTCTTCTTCCGCTCTCCCGGCGTGTAGAACGGCTTGTTGAGCGTTACCTTGCGCCCCTTGTAGGTATTACCTTTTTTGGAGAGGGAGGTTTTCATTCGCCAGACATCACTTCTTTAACTGTCAGATTCCTGATGATCATCGGAATGTCGTTGTTCAGCATTTTCGTCTCAGCGTTGGTAAGCTGATCGAACGGCTTTACAACCGCAGCACGGTAGTTCGGGTTGTCCAAAAGATATCCAGCGAGCTTTGACTGGAGCCTTTCAGTCCACCGATACGCTCTTTCGCCACCGGCAATTCCAAAGAACGGCCCAGCGGCTGACACACCCTTGGCAAATGCCGTGGTTCCAGCAATCCCTGGAAGCAGCTTTGAGATAAGCGATGTCTTGTTCTTTTCAGCAAGCTCAAGAGCTTTTCCAATCTCTTCCACTTTCATCTTGGCCGAAGTACCAAAAACTCCGTCGAGGGCGTTTTGCCAAGATCCAGCAGACTCCATGAACGACTTGGCAGTGATTGGCCCTTTCTTTCCAGCCTCACTCACAATCTGGGAAAGAAGCGTGTTTTGGGTGTCGGCTAGCGTTTCGGCGCTTAGTGCATTTTTGACCCGAACCGCGTTTTCCTTGGAGTTATTCAGAAACTCAAGAACAACGCCGGGAGACGCGGTTACGGACTCACCCTTGCCATACGCTGCTTTTCTGAAGTCTTCAGCAAACCCCTTGGACGAAGCCTCCCAAGCAGCTTTCGCTTGTCTGATTCCGTCGATGGTTACACCGGGGAAAAACTCATCAAGAACCTCTTTTTGGATTCCATTCCAGCCCTTTGAAAGTGCGTTTTCAAGATTGTCCAAAAACTTGATCTGGCCTCCAGTGTTGAGGTTGTTGTAGATCGTGTTTCCAATCTTCGACTTAACGGCGTCGTAGTCTTCGTCCAGAATCCGTTTTAACTGTTGAAGTTTTGCAGGGCCATCAGAACCGCCAAGAGTCTTGATAATCGACGACCAAGATCCACCTTGTTCTCCAGTATCCTTGAGGATTCCTTTTGAAAAAGTGGTGTTGTAATCCTCCATGAATCCAGAATACCGCTTCTTCAAATCCTTGAAGTTTTTAACAAACGGATCATCTGGAAATTTTTTCTCAAACTGAACAAGCGCAGTTTCGAATTTCTCCTTAGCTTTTCCGTAAGCAGCCCACTGATCGCCGGTTCCACCTTTGACAGGCTCACCCCACTTGATGGCCTTGGCGGCGTCCTGCTGCTCCTTCCACAGATCGGCCAAACTCTTTCCGGTTTCAGGATCTGGAGGTCCGTAAAGGTCTTTTCCTCTTGCCGGTGCCTTATCGTAATCCTTGGCCTGAAAACGAGGATCTTCACGAAATGCGTCAAACTCTTTTGCGAACGCCTCGTTTTTGCGTTCGTAAACACCTTGTGCCGCGTTTTTAACAGCACCGACAGCATCACCAAGAGTCAACGACTCCATCTTGTCGTAGTCGTTGGCCAACTTGCTGAACGCAGTAGTTGTTTCGTCGTCAAGTTTTCCAAAGAGCTTTTCTACATCTGAAACAACGGCGTTGGAAAAGTCCTGACCAGACTTGGTTGAGTTTCTCTTGAAAGACTCAGCAAGAACGTCTTTCACCTGATTCTCGTCAGCGCGATAGGTTCTGGCCAATTTTCCAACCAGCTCGCCTTCTTTCTCGGTGATGTTCTTTTGAAACTGATCGTAAAAAGGACGATTGAGTTCTCCGAGAAAGCTGCCAGTTCCTCCGGTGTACTTCCTGTATCCAGCGCCGATGACATTGCCGAGAAAACTTCCAGCAGTTTCTCCCACAGCGTAATCTCTCGCAGATTCAAGAATGTTATTTAGAGCGTTTTCATCCCAATTCTCACCGGCAACCGCTGTTCTTGCAGCCTCACCAGCAATACCACGCATCGCTCCCTGAATAGGAACTTTTGCGGCAGCACTTAAGAGCGTCTGTCCGGTTTCAAAAAGGTTTCTCCTAATCGGTCCTGGCAGAAATTTAGCCGCTCCACCACCCAATGAGGTGACAGCCTCTTTGGTTGCCGCTGCGGCAATCTTTCGAGGTTCAGTTTCTCCGGTCATCAACTGATAGCCGGTTTCACCGATAGCCTGACCAATCGGAAGCGGAACACCAATCGTTTGAAGTGCGGGTCCAGTGCCGTATCTGACTCCACCAGCTAAAACCTCTTTTTGGGTTTCTGTAGTTCCAAGCGGAGGCGAAATAAATCCTCCTCCGCCAGCTCTTGCTGCCGCAGTTGCGGCGGCAATTTTATTGGACTCCTCGACAGCCTGCTGAAGCTGTCCAGCGTACTCGTTTACTTGAGTTTGAACCTGTTCAGCAGGCAGCGCTGAAACCATGCCCTGCTCCTCACGACGACGCATCTCGGCGATGGTCGGAGTCGGCGTTGCAGGAAGACTCTTGAAAACTTCCTCAAGCTCCATCTCTGTCGGAGGCGAATCTCCAGTCAACCTGATGGTTCTTCCTGAAGTCGGATCTGTAACTCGATAGGTTGGCATTATTGAGATTCGATTTCGATTTGGAATCGGCCAGACTTGAGCGGCTGATTTACAGCAGGTTGACCTTGCTGCTGTTGTCCACCAAACGGAGTCAACGGAAGTTTAAATTTACTGACCAATTCGTTGGCCTGACGAACTTGTGTTGGAGTAATCCTGTACTTGTCCTTAAACGAACGAACAGTTCCGTAATAGTCTTCAGCAGCTAGAGAAGCAAAATTCCTTACATCATCCGCAAAATTGTTGCTCTGAATATTTCCAAGAGCAGCGCGAAGTCTCTCCATTTCCTGAGATGTGACAGCCTTGCCAGACTTCTCAAATGCAACAGTGTTGAAGTTGCTCTGAAACCGCTGAAGCAAAGCGTAAGCTTGTTTTTCCTCTTCGGTTTTTGCAGACGAGAGCTTTCGCTTAAGCTCCTCGACTTTTCCGTCAATCAAGCCGACGTATTTCTGAATAGTGCCAGGGCCAAACCGTTTTTCAAAATTGTCGAGCTGATCGACAAGCATTGATGCGGAATTAGAGATGGTTTCGTCTCCAACAATTCGTTTTTCAGCCGTTCCTTCAGGCGTTTTCCATTTTCCGGTCAATGCATTGTTCCTGATGAAAGCATCAGTTTGCTCATCCGGTTTTCCAAACGCAGATGTGTACTCAGAGATGGCAAGTTCAGCGTTTCGCTCTTGAGTTCGCTCAGTCGGAGACTTTCCTCGTTCCTTTGCCAATTTAATTGCCTCTCCAACTCTTTGTTCAAACGGAAGAGATTTGTCAGTTTGCGTGTACGCAGACCTGACATCTTGACTGTAATCTTTTAATAACCTTGTTTCTCTAAGCTTAGGCATATATTGATCAAATACAGCCTGATCAATAGATCCTTCTGGTGTTACAACCTTAACATTGAACAACTCTTGAATGTCAGCGGCATCATTTAGCTGCTTGTTTTCAATGCTCTGCAATGACTTCTGAAGTCGAGCGCGAGGCGCGTAATTATCCAACTGCTGACTAATCTGAAACATCACGTTCTGATTAGCCTTTGATTTTACTGGAAGAAATTTTGGGAATTCTGCTTTTGGATTCCTGAAGAATTCATCGCGCAATTGCAGGTTTGTCTGCATATTGTCGTAATCTTCCTTTAGCTTGGACTGCTCATCCAAAGCCTGAGCATAGGCGTTTTCCTGAATCTTATTCTGAAGATCCGCTTGCCGCTGCCGCATGACCTGATCAGCCGCCTGAAGCTGGAACTGCTCCATCATGCGCTGCTGAGTCTGGGCGCGGTCGAATAGACTCGCTCCCAACTGAAATGCTTGAAGAGATTGGTCGGCCATAAGATTAGCGTCCGTAGATTGAAGAGCCGTACTCTGGGAACAAGCTGGTGGAAATTGGGGTAATATCCGATGTCGTTGGAGACGGCGAATAGAGATTGGGGTAAATCTCAGGATCGTTCTGTGGATTGTACGACGGCGACGGGCCACCTTGGCCTGCCATCAACCCCTGATACATTCCGTACTGCGACAGCGCGCCACCGGCAACGCCGCCAAAGTTGGTAAGCGCAGTCTGCGCCGCCTGCTGCATCGGAGAGGGAGCGGCAGCAACTTGAGCGGCAGTCAAATCACGACCGTACATCCTAGACTGCTGCTCCTGAATCGCTCCAATGCGCTGCGCTGGCGTGATGAACATGCTGCTCACTGAGAACGGCTGAACCATACCGAACGCTCGCTGCTGCTGGATAAAGTTCTGAGCTTGAGCAAGACCTTGATTCTGAATCTGCATGCCGGTCAGGCCCAAATCGCGAGCGGTCAGCGCACGACCGAATCCAGATCCTGCTCCGAATCCACCAGACAAAGCGCGTCCAGCGGTTGAGCGCTGAACTTGAGCGGAAACCTCGGGCGAAATTTCACCGCGAAGAGAAGCGGCAATGTTCTGCCCAGCCTGAGAAACAAGCTGGTCATAACCAGGAATCGCACGACGAAGTTGAGCTTCAAGCTGAGACTGCTCAGCGGCGGTCGTTTTCTTTGCCAACTCGGTAGCCGACTCAAGCGACGCGATGTTTTGCTGAATCGCCTGCTGCTGTTCCTTGGCGAAATCAATCGGCTTAAGCTCGGGAACTTTCGGCTTCTTTCCGCCGAATAGTCCGCCGAACAAACTCCCAAGGCCGGAGATTGCTGCTCCGCCCAAAATTGCTGTTCCCGGATCGATCATAAATTATCCTTTTGGTTCAGAACCATTGCGAAAACCCTCCGCCGTTCAAACCGACGCCGACCATGCGTATCGTATGCACCGCATCACCCAGATACTGCATCGTCTGCTCCTGCACAGCTTGAACCGCTTTAGCTTCGTAGGCCACTGCTTCCTGAATCAAATCGTTCTCCTCTTTGCGAATCGCCATGACCATCAACTTGATGGCATCAGGACATGGAGGAATGAGATAGTCATTGACGCTCGTCGCGTTGATATGGCGCATCTTCGCCATGACCGTCACCGGCCTATCCTCGTCATTATTGCAGCGGTCGGTCAGGAGGCTGCGACGGTACTGCGGCAAAGTTTCATCTGGGTCGTAAACTGCCAGATCGAGTTCGGACAGCGCAGTGGCATCATACTCGTACAATCGGCTCGCGGTGTTCGTCGCCTCACGAATGACGCCGGTAAGCTGCGTAAACTTCTTTGTCGATTGAACGTACGGCAAAGCAAGCGTCAGCTTCTCTCCGTCAATCCATGCGCCGCCAGACTGCGTTCGAATCCACTGACCGTTCTGATCGACTCCTTGCAGGGTGATGGTCTTGCCGACATCTGAAGCGTCACCAGGGTAGACTCGAATGTAGCTGTTAAGACCACCAGACATGTCGCGGTAAGAGACGACAGTCCCACGGTCAACAAGCTGCTTGCCGACGCAAGCGTCTCCTGAGTTGAGCAGTCCATAGCCAGTTTCCTGAAACTCGAACCATTGATTGCGGACGGTTCCGACTCCGCAGCAATCGGCTACGGCTTCAATCGTTTCAATCTGACGCGGCCAAGTGATGCAACCACCGACGGTATGGATCGTAAATCGTCCGTAAGCACCCGCCCACAGCCCCTTGTGCAGAAGCCTTCGACACGCTTGGTTGATGTAGTCGTAAACGCGCTGATCATCGACACATACGCCGATGACCCGAGCGATAGTCGAGCGGATGTCCTGAACGATTAGCTTCATTTGGTGTAGTAGACTCGGGCTGTACGCTTGATGAAGTAAACACCGTAAAACGGCGGCAGGTTGTTGTGGGCCGCTCCGCCACCAGACGAAGTGGTCGGCAACAAGTTGGATGTACCCTCAGAGCGATTGGTCGGGCTAAACGCACTTGTGTCAGCACTACCTCGCTGGCAGAGGTTGATATACTGATCAAGAATCTGATGTGTGTGCGAAGGCATTTCTCCAACAACAAGCAAATGCTGATCTTCACCAGCGATAGCGGTTGAGGTGGTGGTTCCACCAACCGTGACAACACCGCTCGCCGCAAAAGTTCCAGCACCTACCGGGAAACGCGCCTGAAAATTCGTATCAACCTCCCACATCGCCCCGGTGTAATTGGTTGGAGCATTGGAGGTTCCATCGCCACCATCGTACGAAAGTAGGTCATTGGTAGTGCCAATGAAGATGCGACGTTCAAATGTGCCGGGAGGAACAGGATTCTTTCGATTCCAATATCCACCGTTAAATACCCACCAATTACCATCCTCATCCAGCCACGGATAAACCTGATTGTTCAGCGCGGGAGTGGTCGATCCGAAATTGAAGAACGAGTTTCCAATCGAGCTGTTAAACGTCGCCTGAGTGCCGCTGATGATATCGTTGGCCAACGTCTGGTAATTCAACGGGCAATATGCAACCGGCAGACTCGGCGGAGTAAGCGTGATGAGTGTAAGGTTTGGCATAATTGTTAGGCTATTCCGATGTGTAAGTCAGCGGGTTGATATCGCAGACATCAAGCGGTGTGCAGGCAGGGAAGACAGTCCGGCACTCTCCAACGCTCGACTCTTGGATATCGTAAGCGTGAACTCGAAGACTCTTGATCCGGCAATATCCAATGATGTTCAGCGATACCTGAACCTCGTAAAGATTCCGAGCGGGAGTGCTGATCGTCGCGTTGCAAGGCGCATCCGATGGAGTTGGGAAGCGCATCTTGGGCCGGTACTGCGGCTTAAAGTTCGTAATCGGACAAAGGTCCAAGCACTGCGTAACAGTCGCACATTCCGAAAAATCAGCCCACTCGATCCAACCGGGATACTGATCCGGTCGATAGGTGACGCTAAACGAGACATCGCCTTCCAATCTGTCGATGAACAAGTCGCCGGAATCGAGTCGCTTCAAACCGAAAGGAACCTCGAAGTTGTAGGCGCGAGTCTGCACTTGCCACTCGATTTCCTTCTTGGGCGTCGCACTCAAGTTCATGTCGAATTTGTCACCCTTGGTGATTTCCCAAATTTGAATCGTATCGTCCGATCCGCGAGCGATTGCGAAGCAGTTGTCCCCGTAAGCGTTCTCGGTCTTAACGAGCTGCAACACGTTCAAGCCGGTCCAAATACCAGCCCATGCCGGAGGAGCCTTCTTCCGCATCGAGGTGACAAGCTCCATATCCAACACAGATATGGCCTTATGAATCACACCCTCTGAATTGAAGCGAGGCTGAGAGGTCATTAGCACCCGATTGTCAAAAACAACGGCTGAACTGGCCCACAAAAGACTTGTTTGATCGTTCTCAACAATGGGCGTCATCTCGCCACTGACAGGCGTGTTGCCCCAGTCGTTGAACGACCGACGAGCGATGATGAACGAGCGGATGCCGTCGATAGCTCGGTAGAAGACATCGCCGTTGACGGTAATGGCCGACCGTGCGCCTAACGCGCCGCTGGTCAGCAAGCTGATAGCCTGAATCGGATAGTTTAGGTTCTTCCAAACATCACGATCTACAGGAGCTTGAACGCTGAAAACGTATCGAGGCGTGAAGACAAGAAGCGGTCCTTGACCAAGCGACGTATCTGGGTCGCCGGGGACGGCCATTGCTGTGATGCCTCCTGAATCCGACGGAACCGAAAAGTCTCCGCCTTCATTAAGGAAGGTGTTCTCGGTTTCTTTGAGAACACTGGCTCGCGTACCGTCTCCATAAACGATGTCAGTAGCTCGGAACGAAAAGCCGTTCGGAAGCGCGTACCAGATACGGCCATTGACGTAGGCCATGACTCTGCCGGTCTTAATCTCGTCGTCCTTCGCTCGACGCAGACTTGTCCCGTTAAAGATCAGCGGCTTACTGAAACCATCCTGAATGACGGCAAAGTTCTCAGCTTGAACCATCCAACCATCGAGCAGGTTGGACGGATTCTCTAGGTCAGGCGTAACGCTAAGGTTTTGAGCTTTGTTCTGGAGGCAGTCGTAAAGCCACACTTTACCACTGATCATCAGCAGAATGAACGTGCGTCCATCGTCTGAGATGTATGGCAAAGCGCACTGAAAGACTCCGGTTAAACCCTGAGGGCCGTAGCACTCCTCCGACCATCCATCCGCCGTCACGTTCGTCTGATCGGCAGTAATTTCGGCGTTATCCGCCGTAATGGTGACGCAGAGGTCGTAGTCTTTCTGGGTAAAGCCAGGACGAGGGGCTATGAACCCCTCGCGAAAGTTGGCGTTAACGGCGAACGCAACCTGATTCCTGTCCACCTCGGAAGGCATCACGCCAGCATCAATGCCACCCTCGAAGGTGACAGATCCGTCCGTGTACCTGCGTGGCGCGCGTTCGCTCATGGATTAAGCCTGAATGCGTTGAACCGAGAACGAAGAGCCTTGATCGACGTAAAGGTTGTGGTCAGTCCCAACCAGCACCTCATAATAATCAGTCAGGGCAGTAGCCTGATCAATGTACACAAGAGATATTGGATGGTATCCGCTGCTTGTTACGTTAAACGACTTTGAAACTAACACATCAGAGCCGTTTTTCCTGATGATAACACTAACAGTTGCGGTTGTTGATACCGCATCGAGATTGAAATAGGCGTCTATTCTGTAGTATCCGGTGTACGGAACCGTAAAACGACCGCTTGATGCCGTGAATCCAGAAGCTGAATCAAGTCCAGCGTAAGATGCTGTCGTGTAAACAGATGTGCTGTACGGATTGCTTGCTGAGGTTGCGCTTACGTTCGGGGCGTTTGCCGCTCCAAGACCAGTCACCCTCCGCGTAAACGTGACGTAGTTGAACGGAACAATCGAAGGCGCGGACAGCGTGATGTTACCAGCCGAATTCGTGACAACAATCGGAGCCGTTCCGACGATTTCCTTCTGGAGATAGGTGGTTCCATCGCCAACCGGAATCTTGTTCGCCGGAGCGGTCGTCAGGTTTGTTCCACCCTTGGCAATCGGCAACGTACCACTGATGTCACCAACCGGCACCGTCGCAACGGTCGAGACGACACCAGCACCGCCAGATCCGGCGGTCTTCATGTAACCGGCGGCAAGCGAATCGAGGGCTGTCTCGTTCGTCAGCGTTCCATCTCCAGTTCGACAGATGTACGAAGCTCCAAGCGGCGCGCCACCAGAAACACCAGCAGCACCCGTAGGACCAATCGCTCCAGCCAGCGTGATGAGCGAACCGGGAGGAATCAGCGTAGTCGGAATCGCATTGGCAATGCCAAGAACACCGGGAGCGGGGTTTTGAAGCGTTAGCTGCAAGC